AACTAGGAAGGCATTAGTACTTGTTTCTGGTCTTTTTCAGGAGTTGAATTCATCTTCTGATAAATTAGATTTTGCTGGAAATAGTACTTCAGATTTAAGTGAGGGTTCAAATCAATATTTTACAAACACAAGAGCTAGAGGTTCAATTAGTGTTGCGTCTGGAAATGGATTAACATATAACTCTTCTACTGGAGTTTTAGGAACTAGTGCAATACCTAATTCTCAATTAGCAAATGATGATATAACTATTGGAAGTACTGCAGTTGCTCTTGGAGCCACTCAAGGAACATTTACAGGATTAACATCTTTAGCCTCTACAACATTAATATCTGGTGTTGCTGATGCTGCAAATGCAATAACAATTGCTAGTGGACAAATAGTTTTTGAAGGAGCCACAGCTAATGACTTTGAAACAACTTTAGCTGTTACAGATCCAACTGCCGACCGCACTATAACTTTTCCTGATGCAGCTGGAACAGTTGCCTTAACAAGCGATATTGTTTATCCAGTAACTTTAAATAATTCAGTAACTCTTACGAATAAAACTTTAGCTCTTGGATCAAATACAATATCGGGAACTCTTGCCCAGTTCAATACTGCTGTTACTGATGCAACTTTAGTTTCTACAACAGGATCTGAGACTCTAACAAATAAATCTGTAAATTTAGCGAATAATACTTTAACTGGAACCTTTGCTCAATTTAATACTGCTGTTTCAAATGCCACATTAGTTTCTACAACAGGAACAGAAACTTTAACAAATAAAAGTCTTACTGCACCAGTTCTTACAGGATCTTCTGCTTCTGCTGGCAGCATAATTTTTAAAGAAGATACTGATAATGGAACAAATTCTGCAACACTTAAAGGACCTGCATCGACTGCGGATGTAACCATAACTCTCCCAGCCGAGACAGGAACTGTTCTTACTACTGCATCTTCAATCGCTAACAGTAATCTTGCTAATAGCACAGTTACAATTGGTAGTTCAGCGGTTGCTCTTGGAAGTAGTGTTACAACTTTGACTGGAATAACATCATTAACATCTGATGCTGTTGTTGCAAAGGCAAACGGTTTTAGAGTTATTGATAATACTGATACTACAAAACAAGTAGCTTTTGACGCTTCAGGAATTGCTACAAGCACTACTAGAACTCTTACTGTTCCAAATGCTAGTGATACCTTAGTTTTATTAGGAGAAAGTCAAACATTAACAAATAAAACTTTAACAAGTCCAGTTTTAAATACAGGAATAAGTGGTAGTGCATTTTTAGATGAAGATAATTTTGCTAGTAACTCAGACACAAAGGTCGCATCTCAGCAAAGTATTAAAGCATATGTCGATGCTCAAATTACAGCTGAAGATTTAGATGTTACAGGAGATTCAGGATCAATTGCGATTGATTTAGATTCTGAAGCTCTAAATATAGAAGGAGGAACAAACATCACAACAGCTGCAACAGGTAACAAAGTTACAATTAATATGCCGACTGCTTTTGCAACGGAGAGCTTTGCTACCGCAATAGCAGTGGCTTTAGGATAGTATTATGTCAACCCAAGTCCAATTTAGAAGAGGAACAACAGCCGAGCATTCAAGTTTTAAAGGTGCTGATGGTGAGGTTACTGTTGATACCTCGATAAGAACTGTTGTTATTCATGATGCAATAACAAATGGTGGATTTCCTTTATTAAGACAAGATGGATCAAATTCTGCTTTAGGTTTAGGATCTGTTTCTAATTGTTCTTTAAAATTTCAAGGGGATCCAAATACAGGATTAATAAGTCCATCAGCTGACAACATATCTTTAGTTACTGGAGGAGTTAGCCGTCTTACAATAGATTCAAATGGTTCTGTAACTATTCCAGGTAATGTCACAATAAACGGTACATTATCTGCTAGTACTACAGACTTTACCGATCAAATTGCATTAATTCTTGCTTTAGGCTGATATGGCAAATACCTTCAAAAGTGACACAAAGACGAATGTCGTAACAGATGCTGTAAGTAGCACTAATACGAATGTCGTAACATGTGGTGGAAGTGCGACAATTGTTCTTCTAAGTGTTTTAGTTTCAAATACAACCGGAGCCAGTGCTCAAGTAGATGTATTTCTTGTTACCGCTGGTGATGATGTACATCTTATAAGAAATGCTCCAGTACCAGCAGGAAGTTCTTTAGAGCTTATAAGTGGCTCAAAAGTAATTATGGAAGCAAATGATATTTTAAGAGTAAGAGCAGGAACAGCAAGTGCTTTAGACGTAACTGTCAGTTACTTAGAACAGACTTAAGGAGGTATAACAAATGGCTTTATCTCAAGTTGGATTAGAAAGACTAGGCACATCAGTAACTGACAAGATTGGTGAGAATAAAAATTTAATAATTAATGGAGCTATGCAAGTGGCCGCTAGGGGTACAAGTTTTACTGTATCTGATGCTTATACATTAGATAGATATAAATTTAAAATTGCTGGGGGTGGGGCAGCGACTATTACGCAAAGTAGTACAACTCCTGATGACTTTTCATATTCATATAAAGTAGATATAACAACTGCTGACACTTCTGTTGCAAACACTGATCATGGAGTAATAATGCATGCGGTTGAGGGATATAACTTCGCCCCTGCAAATTTTGGAACAAGTGCTGCAAAAACTTGTAAATTATCTTTTTATGTAAGGTCAAATAAAACTGGTACTTATGGTGTTGCTTTTCAAAATTCTGCTCAAAATAGATCATGTATTCAAGAATATACGATTAATGTTGCTGACACTTGGGAACGTAAAACAATTACTGTCCCTGCTGATACAGGAGGATCTTGGAACACAACAAATGGTGTTGGCTTAAAACTTACTTGGGGTTTGATGGGTGGTAGTACTTATGCAACATCAACTCTTGGTAGTTACAATGGTTCAAATGTATTTTTAACAAGTAATCAGGTTAATTTATTTGATAATACTTCTAACGAATGGTATATGACTGGTGCTCAATTAGAAATAGGCAGCGTGGCTACAGATTTCGAGCACAGAGCATTTTTAGATGAATTACGTAGATGTCAAAGATATTATTATATGCATTCTGAAGGAGCAGACGATAGAATGGTTGGTGTAGGCATTTCTTATAATTCGTCAATAAATATTGGAGTTGTACATTTTCCTTGTCAAATGAGAGCGGTACCTACTATGGATGCACCATCAGGAACAAATTTTTATAAATGTGTGACAAATAACACTACTGTATTTCAACCTAATTGCACCCTTGAGGACAGCAATATTAATTGCTGTGGATTTAGATTTTCTGGAGGTAACTCAACTACTACAGGAACTGGAATATATTTTAGATTAGGCAGTGCTTCTGCCCATGTTGCCTTTGCTGCGGAGCTTTAATCATGTCACAAACAAAACTTTATAAAATATATAAAAATATCGAAGGTAAAGAAATTTTTGTAGCTAAAAAAGGAACTGCTACATCTGATGGAAAGGGTACTAATATGCTTTATATCCCATTTGACGAAGCAAACACCGACTACCAAGATTACTTAGAATGGGCTAAGACTAATACAGCGGAAGATCCTGATGGATTAACTTGGGATGATATTAGATCTAAAAGAGATAGTATATTAAGATCTACTGATTGGACAATGACAACTGGAGCTACTGTCGATCAAGCTCAGTGGGCTGCATATAGACAAACTATAAGAGATATTCCTCAGACTTATAAAGATAAAACTCCTGATGATGTTGTATGGCCTACACAGCCATCAACAAAAGGTCCAAATACTTAAAATTTTTTAAAAATTAGTAATAATTTCTAAAAATTACCCTCTGTAAAATAATAGAAGTAATAAGAGATTTAAGTAATCATGCCATATATTGGTAATGACATAAGGGCTAATAATGATTACAAAACGATTGATGATATATCAAGTTCGTTTAATGGTAGTACTACATCTTTCGCTTTACAAGTTGGGAGTGTTTCTCCAATCCCTTTTCCAAAATATGAAACTCAATTACTAATTTCTGTAGGTGGTGTAATTCAGGAACCTGATTCTTCTGGTTCAACAGGATTTAGATTATCAGGTACCAATATAGTTTTTAGTTCTGCTCCAGCTTCAGGAGAATCCTTTTTCGGAGTTATCTTTGCAGGTGCAGATTACTTAAATGCTGGAGGAACATTTCCTGACGGCACGGTTTCAGTTCCAAGTATCACGTTCTCCTCAGACACCGACACTGGGCTATTCAGAGTAAGTTCTGGACAGATTGGTATTGTTGCTAACGGAACTAAAGTAGCTCAGTTTCCAACCAGCACAGGGAGTTCAGGCCAGCTTTTGTCCACAAATGGTGCTGGTGTTCTCTCCTATGTTGATCCACCTGCTTCAGCAACTGGAGGTGGATCTGACAAGGTTTTCTATGAAAACTCAACACAAGTAACACAAGACTACACAATTGGGACTACATTTGGTGCTACAGCCAACGCCATGAGTGCAGGTCCGATAACAATTAATGGAGGAGTCACTGTCACTGTGCCTTCTGGTTCTACTTATACGGTGGTTTAAATTATGAGTACATTAAAAGTTAATGCTATAACTGAAACTGATGGGACTGCATTTCCTTTCGGTAAAATTTTACAGATTGTACAGAAAGAAACTACGGATAGTGCAACTACAACCAGTGGAAGTATTCAAGATTACACAGGTTTAACACAAGCAATAACTCTTTCTGATTCTTCTAATAAAGTATTAGTACAACTGAACACACAATGGCAAGCTTTTGGTGATCAGGATAGGAGAATTGCAATTACGCTTCACGATGCAGCTATAACAAACAGCAATTACATTGCTCAAGGAGAATATGGAGATTATAAGAGTGGTAGTAGTAGTTCTTACAGTTTTGGTGTTGGAACTTTCACTGTATTACATACGCCAGGTGCAAGCTCAGTAACTTACAGAATAGGTTTTAAAAGTATAGATGGTTCTACTGTTGGATTGCAAGGAGCTTCTTATACAAGGTCGTACATCACTTTAATGGAGGTAGAAGCATAATGGCTAATCTAGATCACCAAGCAATTAGGAAAGCATATCCTAATGCTGTAACTGTTAATGATGGAACAGGTGCATTTGACAAAGATGGTAAATCTATAACACTTGTTCAATCTAAAATTGATTCTGCAAGAGCTACACTAGATGCTGAAGCTGCTGCTAATAAATACAAAACAGATAGAACAACTGATGGCTCTACTACATATAGTTCCATAGGTGATCAGCTGGACTTACTTTGGCATGCAATAGATGCTGATGCAGATTTAAAATCTAAGTTTAGTTCATTCTATAATTCTATTAAAGCTGTTAAAGACGCAAATCCAAAACCATGAGTACATTAGTAGTAAATACTGTTAAAGCACAGTCAGGAACAGCAGCACCAGTATTTCAAAATAGTTCTGGAACTGAAAAAGGTAGGATTGTCAATGCTTGGTGCTGTATAGATGGCACTGGAACAGTTTCATATAGAGATGACTTTGGTTGTTCTACTCTTGTTGATAATGGTACAGGAGATTATACAGTTAATTTCGACACAAATTTTTCGAATATAAATTATTCTGTTGCTTGTGCTGGGCCAGTTATAAATGATCAAGGTGCAACGTATGGATGGGGATTAAAACACGATAATGGTGGTCAAAGTTCCGCACCAACAACTAAAACAACATCAGCTTGTAGATTCCAAGCAAGAAGAGAAAGTGATTTTGATATTGATTTTGGTCATATCATGTTTATTGGTAATTAATTATGTCAACACTTAAAGTCAACACACTACAAGATGCAAGCGGTGGTAACAGTTCAACCGCAGAACAGATTGCACAGGGAAGAGCAAAAGCATGGGCAAATTTTGATCAAACTGGATCACAATCTATTAGAGATAGTTTTAATGTCAGTAGTGTTACGGATGTATCAGTTGGGACTAGCCATATAGTCTTCACAAACGCTATGTCAAATACTAATTATTGTGCTGTTATGTACAATAACACTCAAGCTGCTATTCAGATAAATGGTTTTGCAAATCAGTATACTGGTGGTCTAGTTTGTGATACAGATAAAGTTCAACTTTCTGGATACAGTGGTTCAGGTTTCGTAGATTCAGGACTGTTCACAGTTATTGTTATTGGAGATCAATAACACTTAAGATATAATAAAATAAAAACATTATGGCAAAATCAGATTACAGATTTATCTACACAAGAGATGATGGCGGTATTTCTATTGTCATTCCATCAGATAATTGTGAATTAACTTTAGAACAAATAAAAGATAAAGATTGTCCTAAAGACAGAACAGTTTATACTGTTAATAAATCTGTAATTCCTACAGATAGGAGTTTCAGAAACGCTTGGACTTATACGGAGTAAATCATGGGATTTGGCATTGACATGGCAAAAGCCAGAGAAATTCATAAGACAAATATTAGAAATGCAAGAGAACCAAAACTTGCAGAGCTTGATATTGAATTTCAAAAAGCATTAGAAACTTCAGCAGATACTTCAGCTATTGTCGCCAAAAAGCAAGCATTAAGAGATGCCCCTGCGGATTCTGGTATAGCTGCTGCTTCAGATGCAGATGCTCTGAAAGCACAATGGAAAACAGATATATTAGGTACTAGCCCATATTAAAAAATTAACGTATTGGTTAAATTTTAATATAAGAGTAAAATAAAAATATAAGTTTTTTAAAAAAAAATGCAAAAAATTTTTAATGCGATAGCTGTTGCTTCAGGCGTAGTGTCTTTGACTGTTGTAGGAGTCAGTTTAGCTATTTATATAAATAAGGATGCAATTATAAATAGCATACAAGAAAAGGCATTAGAGGCCGTTACAGACAGTTTAGGAGATGCTTTAGGAGATTCATTACCCATACCTGATGCAACTGGTGATGTAATTCCCAAAATTCCTAGTCCATTTTAAAATTGTCTGAAATACCAGAAATTTTTATAAATAAATTAGAGGTAATTCCTATAAATAGTTATATTCATACGCCTGTAAATTCTTTACCTACAACTCCTCCAGTAAGTTTACAGATTGGTTCTCCTATTGTGGATATTCCAGGATGTATAAAATTTAACCCTGCTAATAAAAATTCTTTAAAATTAATTGAAGAAGATAAAAGAGGAACGAGAACTTTATGTGATGGTGATGTACCATATTTTTTTCCTATGGAATATCAACCAGAAAATTTAATTTATGTAGAAGAGGCTACCGCTCCTACAATTAAACCTTCTCCAGAATTAGATCCTCCTGAACCAAATTTAGATAATATACCTCAACCTCAAACAGAAGTCCCTTGTCCATCTCCTAATCAACCTAGAGTAGGAGCACTGACACGTAATGGAAATGAAAAGGTAGTGGGACATAAACTTAGTGAGGATAAAAAAACTTGTATAGTTTTATACGAAGATACCACAAAAGTTGAAAAATTATTACCAACTACATCTCAAGTAAGTACAACAGCTGCAATAGCAGTCGTGGCAACCGCTGCAGCAGCTTCAACACCCATCTTATTAAGATTAATAAAGCCTTTAATAAAGCAATTAATAAAAAGAATTAAAGCTTTATTAGGTAAAAAAGAAGCAGAAAGATTTAAAGGTTTAAAAAGAAAAAAGAAACTTATTTCGGAATCTCATGCTGATGATTAGGAATAACACCATGAGGATTTGTAACTACAATATCTGAGCAAATTTTTGCAGCTGGACTAGAGGGATGAAAGGTTACTCCAAGTTTTTTTTGCTCAGCACAATGCTTTAATCTTGCCATTTCAAAATCTAATCGCTTGTTAGCTAATATTTGTTGGTTTAATTTATTTTGAGTTGTAGCAGCAGCTAAACAACCCTCGTTGTGACGTTTATCTAAAGGTATGGTTATATTTAAACTTACTCCATATCCAATACTATGATTAGATTTTTGTCCAGTTCTTACAGGCTTCTCATACAATATACTTCCAGGATTATCTAATACACCATCATTATTAGTATCCGAGTTATCAAATACTGGATCATTATACATTTTTTCATAGGGATTTTTCCATGAATCTTGCAGTGTGATGAAGGGTGTTATAGATAGGGTAGAACCTTGACAGGACACACCATTTCCGTGGGTGTTAGTTATATAAGGACCACTTAAATTTTGTATGGCTAAATTGGATACACTCCCGGACGAATTTGCTATTGGGTTTGCCGTTGCAGACACCCCTCCTACTTCATTTGCATATAGAGGCGATCCGAATATATTTAAAGCTAAAACTAGATATTTTACTGACTGAAGGTTGATACAGTATCTGTTACTGAATTTATTTCGGTTGTTCTCTGAATTATGGTTTGAGTCTTTAATCCAGGTTGACTGAGCGTTGTTGTCAGTTGCCAAGGCTTGCTTGAATCCGTTACCGTGAAGTTTGGCATATTTGTTGTATCTAGATTTGTCCACGTAGAATTTACTCCGTTTACTGACTGAGTAACATTTTGAGCTGGAGGAACCAAGCTATTGGCATCTGTACTAATGTTATTACCAGTTACGGTATATTGCCAGCCAGTTTGATAATCTATCACATTTATTGTCTCCGTTACCGTAGAAGTGGTTTCTGTATGGGACGTAAGACTACCAGTCTGAAAGTTTGGCACCAAGGGTACGCTGACTACAGGTGCACTCATGAAGCTTACAGCGACCACAGTTATCGCACTTTTCATGCTCTTCATGATCTTGCTCTTCATAAATTGCAAATGCATGATTTTTTAATTTCATTTGATACTGATTTCACTTACAAATTGACCGATTGCACTTGTACCAGCACCGCCTCCTACCAGAGTGACAGCACCTGAAGTTGCAATTGTACCGGCTAAATCTCCTGCTGATCCTGATGCTGTTGAAGTTTGGCTACTGAAATTACCTACTGCCCCTACACTGGGAGCACTTGTAGCAACTGCATCTCCTTGGGTAAAGGATTGTGTGAACGAAAAGCTGTTGCCAGCTGTTTTCTGTGTAACTTCTAACGCAGGTATCGCACCGACTCCTGATGATATAGTCAGTGATCCCAGTCCATCAGAAACTGCACTACCACCTGTTGGTGTGTATGTTGTATCCACCCCTGATCCCGAAACCGCATAAGTGGTTCCTATCCGCTCAACTTGAGTTGCTGCAGCGTTTGTGGTTAATTGTACAGAGCTGCTGAGTTTTGAAGTAATATCGCTTTTTGCTACGGGTGCATAAAACAATATCAATAATGGGATTAATTTCCTCATTTTTTTATTCTTATTGTTTGCTATTCATAACTTTAATGGAGCTACACTTAGTAAATAATTCCTAAATAAAATGGCTGAAAATTTAAAAGATCAACAAAAGAAAAATGTTTTTCAAAAGATTAAAGAAAATATAGACGATAAAGAGGAACAATTAGCCTTTATCTCAGTCGTGGTAAGGCTTGTCGTAGTTGGATGGTCCGGTTTTATCGTCAGCTTAAACTACATAACTATCCCAGGCTATAGCACAGAACCCAAGGATATCACCTTCCCGGCTTCGATTCTGACGGGGGTTTTGAGCACATTTGGCGTAGAGGCAGCACGAAAAAGAGGAGATGGCACTATGAAAATGGACAAAAATCAAACTCCAAATTTAACTAAAGCTGACTTCGAAAAGCTTATAGAGAAGGCTACTCAGACTGCACCTACTCAAATATTGCGTATCGAACAAGCTCCTATTAAGATAGTTACTGAAGGCACTAACAAAAAAGATGTATAGTAGACCAAAAAGAAATTGGGGAACTATTGGATTAGTTTCCCTTTTAGGTATATCGAATATAGGTTTAATAAGTAATTTATCTAATAAAACGAATCTTCCTGTAATTAATTTACCCGTTGGTCCTTATACCACGTATCAGGTGGATGCTTCTGAATTTGGATATAAGATTTCTTACATGGCTAATGATCCCAAGGTTCTTACGACAGTTACAAATAGTGAGACACCTAAAGGATTTTTTGGTAATAAAAAAGAAAAAATAATAATTAGAAAAGAATTTACGATGAATGGTGAGAACAAAACTTCAGATTCATCCAAAGATGCTTCTCAGCTTACAGAAGAGCAAATAGCATGTTACAAGATAGAAGGAAGTGGTGAATCAACAGGAAGGCTTGTAGGGGCTTCTATGGGTGTTAAAGCAGCTCCAGCTGTAACCAACATTCCTATAATTGGCTGGATAGCTGCAGGATGGATTACTATGTTTGGTCAAGATAAAGGAGCTGATATTGGTGGACAGATAGCTAGAGATTTTAATAATTGTTAGTAGCTAGTAAAAATTGACTTAGCTATACTCTAGTTAAGGAATATTTTTATTATGTCTTGTAAAGTTTCTCTAGAAAAATTAGATGATACTCTTAAGCAATTAGCTCAACAACAAGCTAGTTTGTCTAACGAAGTAAAATTAAAAGATTTAGAGTTAGCTCAAACAAAAGAGTCTTACTTAAAAGTTTTAGGAGCTATAGAAATAGTTCAATTTTTAAAAAGCGAAGTTGAACATAAACCTGAAGCTGAAGTAGAAGTAGAGCCAGAGGTAACATGAAATGTTATCTGAGATGAACCAAGAAAGATATAAAGCTCTTAGATTGTTAGCGGATCATATTCGTACCCCATCCCGTGATTTATCCCTAAATGCAATATTTAATGATGTCAAAGATGAGGACTTAAAATGGGTCACTGAGAAAATTCATTATTATTTATTAAGATTGCTAGAAGAATCAGACTGTGAGATAGAAGAGGATGTTGAGTTAGTTCCTTTAATGGAACATTGATTACATTTGTGTAAGTTTATGCAGCATAAAGTTTTTTCAAGGCTGCATTTTACATGTGATTAATTGCGAGCAAGATCTCTTAATAAACTTAATTGAACTATCACCAAAGAATGCCCGACGAAAATTTAGACAGTCAATATTTGAAGCATGGGATTGGAAATGTGCATATTGTGATGAGAAACTAGGTGCTTATTCTGCCACAATTGACCATATTATTCCAAAATTTAAAGGAGGACATAATGTCAAATCCAATATGTTATGTTCCTGTTCAAAATGTAATAGATCTAAAGGTTCTACATCATTAGAGGATTGGTATAATTCTTCTAATTTAATATATTCAGAGGAAAGACTTGTTAAAATAAGACATTGGATAGAAGATAATAGCGGTGCTATTAACCTTGTATCTTCAAATAAAGCTACTTCTTATATAACAAATGAATGTTTCATCGGATGGGCAACAAGCTAAAGCTCAAGCATTCCTAAAAGACAAGAGTCTAAAGATTATGCAATACATGCCTGAATTACAAAGAGCACGTATGCCTGACGCACTAGCAAGAACAGAGGGTGGCGAAGATCAAAGCATTGCAGCTAAAGTAAGGAAAGGTATTATAAAAGTTCTTTAATGAACATTCCAATTCACAACGTAAATCCAAAAGACAAAGAGTATGTAGATCAGATTATTGTTCAATCATTACGAGATAGTATTTTTGTTTTAGCTCAAACTAGACTTGTTCATTGGGGTCTAAATGGTTCAAAATTCTATCAAATACATCTTTTAACAGAGGAAATTCAGAATGAAATGCATAAGGGTGTAGACGAGATAGCTGAACATATTAGATCAATAAACTTAATGACACCATTAGCTGTGGATAATTTAATGTCATCACGAATAAATCAAATAGATATGAGTGACCCTTATGACGAAGAAAAACTTGTTTTAGAATTAAGTGTAGTTCACGATATGCTTGCAGGTTATTTTGAAGAACTAGCAAAGTATAGTGGTATGCTTGGTGATGAACTCACTCAAGGATTAGCTGTAGATCGTGCTCGTAAACATAAGAAATATCAGTGGCATCTTAGATCTTCACTGACATATACGATTTCTAACGAAAAAAATGTCAAAGAGAGCAAAAGCTAAACAACTTTCAAAAGAACATTTAAAGTGTAATAAACCTAAGAAGACTCCTAGTCATAAAACAAAGTCTCATGTTGTAAAAGCTTGTAAAGATGGCAAAGAAAAGATAATAAGATTTGGTCAGCAGGGAGTAAAAGGTGCTGGTAAGAATCCTAAATCTGCGAAAGATAAGGCTAGAAAAAAATCATATTATGCAAGACATAATGCTCAAGATCCAAATCCTGATAAGTTTTCTGCTAGATACTGGTCACATAAAGTTAAGTGGTAATTAGATAAGACTCCAACTTCTCCACCATTTAGTAATAATATATTTTGTGCCTTTTATTGGAGGTAAAGCTTCATGGATAGTTTTGTAATTCGGAAATCCATTTATATATAGGTTATTCCATGCGATTAATAAGCCTTTTTTCGGTTTTATTTTGAGATTTAATCGTTTAAAGTATGTCTCACCTCCCTCTTCTACATCATTTAGATAAATCATTGTAGTCCAAGTTCTTTGCCCCATCCATTCACAATAAGTTTTAAATTCACGATTAAAAGGTGAAAAGAAATCATAATGTTCTTTATAGTATTCACCTACGTTATATTTTTGAGCCTGCATTGTTTCACCTAGAAAAGGATTCATATCCAATAAATTAGCTATTTTTCTATCAATATTTAAATAAAAAGGATTTGTAAAATAATTTAAGTCTGACGTTTTACTAGTTCTGTAATCATCTACTAAACAGGTATCTTCAGGATCTGCAACGGTAGAAGGTCTAAGATTCGTTGACACCATTGAAATTAATTCACTACATTCATTATCAGAAAGAAAATTATCAAGCTTATAAATCTGCGTAAAAGGGAAATATATTCTTTCAGCTTCATGAATTATTTTGTTATTATAAAATTTTTTATAATTTAATTTTTTTGGTTTTTTCTTAAATTTAGACAATAATATTAATTTATCTACTTGTTCATCATTAAGATTATAAATATCCTTAAAACTTCTTATCACTTGTGTTTTACTGGCTCCACTAACAGAAGCCTCCATAAAAGCTTTTAAAATTTCGTCTATATTCATATAAAAGTCTTATTAGTTTTAGAATAGTATTAAATACAGAAATTTCAAATGGGAACTGTTGCTATCAGCTTTATTGTATTATTTGGTAGTAGTTACGGTATAAGTTCTGTATTACTTAAAAAAAATGTTAGAATCCATGAACCAAACTATAGACCCAAAGAGAAAATTACAAGAGTTTATAGAATCGAGAGATCTAAAGAGGACTGGTTTGTTTGATGATGTACCTGATATTCCAGACTTTACAGTAGATACTAGAGCTCAACCGATGCAGAGTATTGCTCGTTAATTTACTGTTGGTAATATATGTATAAAGGTTTTAACTTATATGGATGTAAATCTCCCAGTAGATCAGGAATTCGCAATTCATGCTGCTGCAATCGCAATCCAAACTTTAGACCGCGTAGAATTAGAAGAAGCATTTATTGAGCTTTTACATCAGAAAGCTATTGATCGTCAAATGTTTTTTGGCATTTTGAAAGATCATGGTATAGATGCAAACATTCAATTTCAGCTATCAACTGAAGGTCAAATTTCTTAAAAAACATGGCTACACGAACAATAACAGGCACTCTTGATACATTCAGCGTTGATGGTGGCTCTGAAATATCCTATGTAGGTGGATCTACAACTGGTGACAGAAGTGACGATGTAAGAGGCTTCGAAGTAAATCCAGGTGGTACAGGAGATATTATCGTGAATATTTTAAAATCATCAGGTATTCGTAGCGTACAGATATTTCAAAAAGATGCTTTTGCTACTGGTAATGCTCCAACCGGATATCAAAAATTTTTCGATATTGAAAAAGCTGGAAAAGGTAAAGGAGCTGTAGGTGTTACAGTCACTAACGCTGCTAAAGATTATGTTGTATTACTTGCATATGATGGTTATTCTGAAGTGAGCTATAAAGGAACTGTTGTCGTCCCTTAAATTTCCATTTTTTTCTGAAAAAGGTTACAAATTAACAAAATCATATACGCCAGCTAGGACTTTTTTAGGTCTTGGTAATTATGCAGCTTACAAAGAGTTTGGTGAGGATTGTTGGAGGATAGGTTATGGAAGTGAGGAAATAAATGGGCATACCTTAAATGCAAAAGATAAAGCTACACAAGAAGAAATAGACCAACAGTTTTTTATTGACTTAAAATATTTTTCAAATAAATTAAAGGATTATGTATATGTAAATTTAAATTCCAACAGAAAAGCAGCTTTGTTGAGTTTTGCTCATAGTATTGGTATTAATGCTTTTAAAAATTCAAATCTTTTAAAATTAATAAATAGTTATAGCTCTAAACAAAAAATAATTAAAGAGTGGAGTCCATATATTAATACTTATTGGATGTCAGGGGGAGAGCTAATGGTAGCAAGAAGACGGGCTGAACTTGATATGTATTTTGCTGCAGATAAAGAGATACCTACTTTTTATCGTCATAAATGTCATACAAAGGTATGTTTGTTAAATCTAGCAGAGACATACAATGGTACTTCTAATCAAGTAAAAGCAATTGAGTACTTAGAAAAAAAATTTACTGAGCTGGATCCTTCGGGAAAGATTTTAAAACGGTTTTTTCAATATTGGAACGAGAAGCCAAGTGCTCTAGGATCTCCGAAGCGAGCCAAGGTTGATCCTTAAGATAATCTAAAGCATCAAGTAATTCTAATTCTGGAGTATAATTTTTTATTAAGTCTTCATACTGCATTTTCATCCTCCTGTGAATTTTTTAAATAGTCTGGAATTGTTGAGGGAATAGTAATAGATTTGAAACCTCCTTGAAATAAATCAGGCTCGGCATCTGCTTTGATACCATCACCATAAATACTTCTAGCGATTTCGAGTTTTTCTTTATTTTCTTCTTCACTCATTCCTATTTTAAGCAATACTAAATATCCAATTAGATCATTTAATACATCTTCATCTTTCGCAAGTAACCCAGCACCTTGCATAATTCTATTTAATTTATCATCAATTCTTACTAATAACTGTTCTACCGCTGAAGATTTACTAAATACTCTACAGGGTTTTAGGGCAGAATTACCATACTTTCTATTTTTAAATATTAAAAGTTCTTTGATATCATCACAGATCTCACTAATTTTAGTTTCTGTTTTTGATAATGCCATGTTAATCCCTCGTAGAATAAGCCTATGAAACCTCAGTTTACTAGCAGTTACGACGTTGACAATCGTTATAGGTTCTATAAGTCATTGAATCCTAAAACAGATATAAGTAAAAGACGACGAGGAGTACGTCCAGGAGTGGATGATAATTCTAGTAAAAATTTTTTAAGATCTTTTGTAAATAACTTAAATGACAGTGGTTTTCCTGATCCTGCATCTATTAAAGATCAAGAATTTCCAAGAGATAATTAACCTACAACTTTACCTATGTGTGAAAAAATATATTTAAATTTATCTATTTGTTGAAATCCAAAATCTGACTTAGGTAAATAGATAAAATATCCCCAATATACTGGTGATTGTAATGTATAAAGCCCTTTGCCATGTATGAGATTAGCTCTATTGGTGGGGAAGCACATAGGATAATCCCATATTTCAGGACATATTCTCATCATTTCAGGATAAGTACTATAAAACAAAGCTTCACGAATATTACGTAATTTCCATTCTTTAACTAATTTTCTAAACCAAATTACACTAGGAGCTTTAGCACCTGTCCCAGCTGTAACACTCCATCTCCATGTTTTTCTTTCTTTAGAAAAAGAACACCGACCTATTGTAGGTGGAAATAAATATACCGTCCCAGTCCACGGTTCATCAATATTTAATCCATCTTCTTTAGGAGTATATATTTTTTTTGCACGTAAAAACTCAACATTTGCACTGTGAGTTGAGCAGGGATCTAAATCAATATCACCTAAAAGAGCATCTATGTAAGGTAAATATTCACAAGGAGTAAGCCAATCATCAGATAATTCATGTATTTGTTTTGATAAATATGGCTTTTGTGTCACATTTGTATAAAGCTTGCACCTTCATTATCAATTTTGTAATGTACCAAAGACATTTGTTTTTTATCTTGAATAATAAATAGTGCTTCTTTATCGGGATCAAGTGCCTCTGCTCGATTAATTGCTTGCTTCATAACATCCGCAGCACCATCCATTTCTCGTTTATTAAGGTCATCAACGGCTGTTATTAAGTTGCTTACCGTTAAATAAAACATAGTTTTTTTCTCATCTTCATGATCAGGAACATAAACTAGAGCCCCTGGGCCATCATTATGATAAAACTTGTAGTAATATTCGCACATATCGGCACAGATTCTTTCTATAGTTAATTTAAAAAGTTTAGCCTCATCTTCACCAGTAACAGATCCAATTAACTTTTTGAGTAATTCACTTCTTCTACTTGTCATTTAGTTTTAGCTGCTTCTACATTGTTATCATTTTTTAACTTTTTGTCAATTTTAACAAATTTTCCTAAGCCTGATTTTCTTAAAGTTTCTAATAATTTAGGTAAGGGTCTGTATAAAACTACTGCTTTTTGCATATTTCCAATTTTTTTTATTAATTTTCCGTTTTCATCTCTTAATTTTGTTAGTTCTCCTTGTCGAATTAAATATTCAGCTACACATCTATATCTACGTTTTTCAGCAAGATTAATATCAGGATATCTATCACAAATAGTGCTGGTTTTCATATCACTAAATGTAATTCTTATTTGATCAGCTAATGAAAGACCCAGTACTAAATCAGTTGTGCTTGTTTCATATCCTGAAATTAACTCTAAATACCTTCTTAAATCAGGATTAGTGAAGCTTCCTGATGGAGGAATAAATATCTCTACTTGTTCTATCAAAGAGTCACATAATTTTTTTCTAAAATTTTTTGTAGTTACTGAATTTATGTCTAAATTTTTAAATCTATAACTTTGATATGTATTATCTGGATCTTTTAGAGGAGCGTAATTTGTAGTATCTAAGATATCTAGCCAATCCTCTGTTATTTCTACTGGCATTTGAGGATCATATCTTTTCAAATGTTAGCTCACTTTTGAAAATCTTCCCAATTTTGGCTAACATCGTTTTAGAAAGGCTATTTTTATCATGCGTCGTCCAATTACTTATGCTGAATTAATTTTACTTTTAATTTTTGTTCCTATGGCTTGGATAGGTAGCACACACTTATATGAGTTTGTTTCAGATAGAATCTATATAGAAGTTAGATTTAAAAAGTAAAAGTGGGCAGAAACAAACCATCACCTCCAACTGTAATAATGCCTGCTCAGACACAACCTCAGCAGTTTCAATCAGTAATACCTGAAAAGAGTTTTAAAGACTTAGCTGAACAGATGGGCAGGATAGAGAAAGAAACAGGAAAAATTCAGGATCAAAGATATGACGAAGTTGGTACACCTTCACAAATAGGGGCAAGACAGGCTGGTATAAGACTTAATGAAGCAGCTTCTTATTTAGCTTCTTTACCAAAAAACACACCTGATACTAGTTTTCAGACAACTCCAAGACCTTTTGATATTAGGTCAACTCCAGGATCTTTTGAACAAAAATCAGGGCAGACTATCGCACAAACAACTGGTTCTTCGACAGCTCCAGCTACAACTCCTAAAAGTCAATTAGATTTTGTAAAGGAAGCTGCTAAAAAAAATCTAGATTTAGCAAAGTCAGAATATTTAGCTGCTGTCAACTTAGCAAAAACAAAAGGAAGACCATCAGCAACTATAACTAAAGATCCATCATTTGCTAAACAAGACCCTAAAGAGTTATTACCTAAGAGATATAACCCAGAAACTGGTAAAATGGATATTGTTTAGATTAAAGATCCAAAATCAAGTAAAGACTCAGCAGTATCTGTAATAAGACCAAAATTTATTAATTCTGTAGGCTCCTCTCTTATAAAACGCCAATCGAGAACTGAGACATTTATACTTATAGAGTAATTAGTTTCTAGATATCTAATATCATTTGTAATTAAAATTAAATAGATACCTTTATCTAAAGTGGTTTGTGGATAATCGAGTATTAAACCTCCTGTATCATCTTCTAAGTAATCAATAGCACTCTCTTTATGAACATATCCTTGATCATTTATAGGAAGTTCTTCTCTTCTTCCATCTTCATGTATTCTATAAAAAGCTAATAAGGTGTTTTTATTTGTGTTTTCTTCATATGAAAACTGTGAAAAATTTTGAGTGAACTGAACTGTTCGGGGTATTAATAAATTTAATTTATAAAATGTTGATTGTTTTCTAGTAAGGCCGCCATGTGTATTTTTTATTTCAAATGTTTTAAATATTGATGAAAAATCACCTAAATCAATGGGATTATTTAAATTATCTCCTTGCTCTGCAGGTAAGGGATCTGATCCATAGTAAGATGTAGGACCGTAAGCTGTTGGACCAGAACCTCCTGTAGGATACGCATGAACTCTTTGCAGATTAACAAATCCTGTATTACTTGGTATTGTTGTTAAGAATCTGGACATTTTTGGCAGTTAAGTTTTTGTCTATTTTTGTAATATTCAAATATGTTGTCATGACTTAGTTTAATCGAGGTAATTTTTTTTGGATCTTCATAATCCTTTAATTCCTTTATAGTCAGGTGTTTTGGATTACAACAAAATGACTCACATGTATTTTTACTAAATATTCGATATTTACCTGTATAACCTCTACTTAACCAAAAAGCGACTCTAGGTGCTGATTGTGTTTTACCAGAATGAAAAGGAGATGGAAAATAAGCTGTAGATTCCGTATTATTTTTTCTTGTTGCTCCTTTCCAAGGCCAGCATGAATCTTCATCCCTTACTTCTACTTGTTCCCAAAATCTTTTTACTTGCCAATACCATTTAAAATCAAATTCTCTAACATCTACTAGACATCTACCTTTTTTTATTTCTTTCATGCAGTCTAGACATTCTCCCATAATTCCAAAATTACCTTGGTGGGATTCAGTATTTTTTATATGCCAAGGACACTCAAGTTGTTGATTCACGAGAAAATTTAATTTATATTTTTTTGATTCTTCTGGGAAAGAAACAAATATTTTTTCACAAATTTTTGCAAGATTATCCCATATTTCTTTTTCATTATAGTTATTTTTCCTATTTTCAGCATCTTCATAAGTCTCATAAGAACAGATTCTTCTTACAGAATGATATGGAAGTCTATAAATTTTTGATAATTTTCTACTACTGATACCTTTCTCACTTTCCTTTCTTAATTTACTTATTAAGAATGTATCAATACTATTTTCACTTACAGAGGCATTTTCATAAGCGACATCTTTCCTTGTTCCCCAATAATAATGAGCAGGGTTGAGACAATAAGGAGATTGACAATATCCTTTTCTAACTATTATTTGTGTATTATCTTTTGCTTTTCTACCTGTTAAATATAAAAGTAACTCTCTTGCATCTTTACCTTGATATTGTAATTTATTCTTCTTACTGGTATTGAAGCCTTCGAATGCTGAGTGTTTTATTTTTTTCATACACCAACATTTTTCCTTACCAATTATTTTTAAGGCAGTTTTAAAAGCATTTACAAATTTTATTTGATCATAAGGAGTCAAAAGATTGTATAGGAAAGGATTTTCGTTTTGCATGCAAGTAGGGGGTGGTGTGATTTTTAGTATATAACCCTTTCATAGCAATGGCAATCATTGAACACCCAAAACCAAATTTTTTTTGCCTATTTTATTTACTTCTAAGGAGAGTGAGGTTAGGTATGTGACTGTTTAATAATTTATATACACTCTCTTTCTATCCTCAACATACACGTAGCCGAGTAAAACCGCTATTTTTTTTATAAACTTGGGTGTTCATAGTAAAAAGACTACGAGAGAAAGGTTTTGAAAGATTAAGAATAAAAAAATTGACTAACCATACCTAATAAATGATAAATAAGTCATTTAATTTAAAAAAAAGTAGAAGTAGGGTTAGGTTTTTGGTTGTACATTTTTATAAAAAATTAAATACAATCTGTTTCTAATCTCAATAGTTTTGTAAATGATAAGATAGTAAAAAGTAAAAAAATTAATAAAATGCCGAATTTTTTCTCTCCCGGATTTGATCAATCAGGATTAGAAATGGATAATGATCTAGGAGATCCACGTAGACAATCTAAATTACCGGGTGGCTATGCGACGCAAGGGCAAGCTGTTTCAGCTCCTTATGCTGATGCTATGAAACAAGCAGCAGAAAAAACAAATCCTCTAAACGCAAAGTCTCAGGAAACACCCGTTGGAGATAGAGTTACTGATTTTTTAAGTAGAATGGGTCGTTGATATGGGAGATAATGATTTTCCAGCAGTTATGGCAAATGGAGGTAAAAGTTTTGTAGATGGTTATATAAGAAAAAAAGGTCTGTATAGTCAATCGGGTACAAATATTCCTGATCTAGAAGTAGAGCAAGATTTTGAACAAGAATTAGGAAAACCAGCGATAGAAACAGTAAGAATTCGTAGATAAAGAGCGTTTAAAATTAATTTAAATAATATAACGTGTAGATGTCACAAACTAAAGCTCAGCTGATAGACGCAGTAGATGGAAGTATTGTTGATGCAGATATAGTAGGTTTGACATCATCAAAGCTTTCAGGAGCATTACCTGCTATTTCAGGTGCATCACTGACAAATATATCTGCTGGAAAAGTTCTTCAAACTGTTAATGCTACAGTTTCAAGTCAAGTTGAAAGAACTTCTTCTGGTTTTGCAGATACAGGTTTAACAGCAAATATTACTTTAACTGCTGCTAATAAAGTTTTAATATTTATAGCTCAATGTCTAGAGTCAAGACAGTATAATGCTACTGGTTTTTCTGTTGGACAATTAAAACTTGTTAGAATTACATCTGGTGTTTATACTAATGTTTTTGGTCCAGGTGGGAGGTCAGTAGTAACAAGTGGCCCTGGTTCAGGATCATATTTCATCGCTTCTGGTTGTATAGCATCCATTGTTGCTGAAGATTCACCAGGAGCTGGTACACATACATATGCAACTCAAATAGCAAGAACTGTAGGAGGAGGGGGTACAGCTGTTAGAGCCAATAGTGACGGCCACCCTGCTGAAATAGTTTTGATGGAGATAGAAGCATGATTTATACAATAAGTGAAGCATTATTAGTTTGGAAATCTAATAGCGAATATACTCTAAGAGGAACAAGCTATGATGGTCTTGAGTGGGAAAGTTCTGATACTAAACCAACAGAGAGTGAAGTAACAGCAAAGATAAAAGAATTAAATGATGCTGAACCTATGAGACTTTTAAGAGTTGAAAGGGATAAATTATTAGCAAATTGTGATTGGACACAATCTAGAGATATAACTTTATCAAATGATGCAGATTGGAAAACTTATAGACAAGCTCTTAGAGATTTACCTGTTGGTGCATCACCAAAGTTAGACGAAGAGGGTGAGTTAGTCATAACATCTGTCACTTGGCCTACAAAACCAAGTTAGAAGATTAGTCAATTTAAAATATTTATAACATAGTATTAGAAAAATAGATGGCATACATAGGATCAGCCCCTAATCCTGGACAAAATAGAGAGGTAGATGATATATCTAGTGGGTTTAATGGAGGCACAGCTTCATTTACTTTACAGGTTAATGGGCAGAATGTTTCTCCAGGAAGTGCGAATGCAATAATTGTTTCTCTTGGTGGCGTAGTACAGAACCCAGGAACAGATTATACAATTGCAGCAAGCACAATAACTTTCACAACCAACCCACCCAGTGGATTATCATTTTTTGGATTGGTTTTAGGACAGGGTATAGATACTCAAACTATTGCAGAC